TCGGTGTCAACCGGCGCCGGCGTTGGCGCGGCCGTGCTGATGTATTTAAACGTGCCTTCGTGCCTAAATCGATGCCACCACGAAAACTGATTATCAACTAAAAACGGTTTGCGAAACAAAATCGAAACCGTGATATTCCAATATCCTTGATCGTCCGCTTCGCCGCCGCTGAATTGGTTTTGAGCACTTACGCCAGTCACAAGTCCGCGACCCGCAGGGTAGCCTGCGAACAGGTCTTCGTTAATTGTGTTTTCAAACGAATCCCAAAACAGGGCGTTGTAAGTTTCGTATCGCCTTGTGATCGTCAACTGCCGATCCGTAATCATCCGCGTCAAACCTTGCACCGGCTCGCCTACGGCGTTAATTAACGGCCTGCCGTAGTAATCGCGATCGACCGCTTCGTTGCTTACTACAGGACTCCACGAAATCGACGGTCGTGATAGCTCCGGATCTGGCAATCCCTCATAGCCGACGTCGACCATGTACACGATCGGGCTAACCCGTCGCGGCGTAACCGACTTGCATCTGTACTTCGGATTGCCGCGGTAATAGTCGCCGATTTGCGGCACCAGCGGAGACGACCTAACAACCTCCGCGTCGTCATTCGTTACATCATCGATTACGACGAAGTAGCCTTGAGTAATCGCGATTACCGCATCGGCCGGGCTGGCCTTTTCGCTTGTAATTGTCGCACCATGTCGCGACCAAACTTCGGTAGCGTCTACAACACTCATTGAATCGGTGCCGCTAGTTGTGGTGCCTTTGCTAATGCCGCTGCGATCTGTGCTCGGCTTGCTGCCTCTTCTCTTGATCGCGAGTCTTCGGCCATCTTTTGAGCGGACGCACTATTTGCCGCGTCTTGCGTATTGCTTGCGATTTGCTTTAGTATTTCGTTCGTTTCGCTTGCTGGCCCCATCGTCAACAAACGGCCTGTCTGTGCCTGTAACGCACTGGCCGCCGCAAGTTGGCTTGATGATTTGCCTTGCTCGTTCGATCCTGCTGCTGGCCCGTCTTGGCCCGTCATCTTCAACGCGATCTGTTCGGCTGGCCCGCTAGTCGCTTCGTCAAGCCCGATCAGTCGACCCGCAAGCTTCGTGTTGAACTCTTCGGCAAGGTTGGTGCCAAGTTTCCCGATTCTTGACTGTAGCTCTTGCTCTCGATCGGTTATCGCTCTTGCTGCGATCTCTGGCAACGCTTCGGCGGTCGCCGTGAATCCCTCCAGCAGACTGCCTGACGCTACTTGCCCGATGTCTGAGGCAAGTTGATCGAAGCCGCCTGCCATGCCGCTAGAAACGAAATCCCAAATCCGCATAATGATGCGGCCGATCTTGTCGCCTAAGTTGCTGGCGATCGTCACAACAGCGTTAAAAGCGTCCGACATTAAGTTGGTAAAGTTGTCCGCAAACCAAGCAGCGTAAGCAGGAATCTCGACGGTAAATGCGTGTTTTGTTCCTTCGACAAGTCGGATCAGTTGCAATTCCGTAGAATCAACCGCCATCTCCCAAACGGTTCCGAGATTGCCGATAGCTACTTCTAAAAGCGTAAGGTATTTGATTTGGAAATTTATTGCCGAAACAGCAATCGTTTTTAGCGACTCAAACCATTCACCAGCAGCAGCAGCCATCGGGCCGATCGACTCAAGAGCCGGCAGCATTGCCTCGGTTATTTTTTCGGCTGCAAACCCGATTCCGTCTAGTGCAAGCTTTCTAAATGGCGATAGGGCCTCGCCTAGTACCTCCATCATAGTTCCGACTTTGTGTTGCATCCGCTGGTATGCATCGGCAGCACTATCGGCCCTCGCCTCTTTTTGTGCCATGCCGTTATTCGCCAACTGCATCACGGCGGCTAGCTTTTCTTCATTCGTCGCCATGTCTTTAAGCGACGGAATTAAGCGGTTAAACGAATCAAAATTGCCTTCGGTTGCTAGTCGTGCTTTCTTTAACGCATCATCAAGCCCGATGCCCATTGCCTCCGATAGCCCAATCGCCGCCTGTGCCACGTCGTCAAGCTGCTCATTCTCGACGCCAAGCATCGCCGCCGATTTCATCATCTCGGCGATTGCTTCCGCTTCGATGTTTGTTCGACGCTCAAGCGAATCGGCAAGTTCAATGTTTTTTTGAACAGCTTCGTCGGTCGCTCCGCCGTTAAGCTCCATTGCCTGACGAAGTGCTCGATTAGCCTCCGTAGCCTTATCGTAATCAGACACGCCCGCGGAAATTAAACTGCCTAGCCTTTCAATGCCGCGAAGTGCTGTATTGATTGTTCCCGATACAAGCGTAAAACCGGCAGCGGTTTTTATGATTGAACCAAAAGACATTTCAAGACGCGACAATCCAGCGACTGTCGAGTTGATCGCCTTCGCCGTTTCGTTTTTACCGCCAATTGCGAACTCAACGTCTGGCATATCGCTTTCGCTCTCGCTCTACTTGCTCAATCTGAATTGCGTTTTCTTCGTTGTTCAGAATTCGTCGAAGCTCAAACCACCACGCCGACTGATCAAGTAATCCGCCGGTTTGCGGCAGCACACCATCGACACAAGCCGCCGCGATGTTTATTTGGTCGATCATGTCACGACCAATAAACGACGACGGACATTCCTTTAGTTCAAAGTATCCACCTCGACACCATTCACAACCATGCCCAACACAGGCGGGACACTCAATTTCGATTCTCTGCTGTTCGTCGAAAAGCTCATTGCATCGCCCGCGACATGATTTGCAAAGCTCGCCGCAGCGGACGTAGGCGGCGATGCGGATTTTTTTAGCTCGTCACCGCTTGCCGTGAACGTCGTGACGATCGCGTCGATAATCTCGTTAATTTCGTTAATTGTCAGGATGTCTTCGAGTGCTTCGCGACTAAACTCACGACCGAAGTTTTCCCATCCGCTTAGGCAAACCATTACGGCATCGATCGCCGCATTGAGCTTGCCCTCTGCGTCTTCTGTCTTCGTTGACGACAGCGCCTTGGAAAGTTGCTTTTGCTTACCAAGCGTTAGCACGCTGCCGATCAACCGCGGCTGAATGTCTCGCGGCTTGCCGGCGTCGCTATTGAGTACAAAGACGATCCTGTCGTCACGATCCAAACTTTTTGGCATTATGGCGTTGCATCGACGAATTGAATCGCCAATTCCTCATCGTTTGTGGTTCCGTTTTTATTGCACTGCCAAGTAATATCGTCGGTCACAATGTCGTTTCGATTACCTTGAGCGGCCGTCTGGATCTGCGCTTTCGGTGCCAAAAAAACAATCGTTCCCGATCCGGCAGTCGGCAGCTTGTATTCTAACTCGTATTCGGTCGATGCCGTTAGTGCTAAATACCGGTCGAGCGACGCCACCAAAACGGCCTCGGGGTCTGCCGTGATAACTGGCTGGCGGTTCGTAACAATCGCCGAAGCGTAGCCGCTGACGTGCGTTGTGCATTCTCGCATAACAACAGTATTGCCGGCGTCAATTGTTGCCGACGCGACACAGATGTTCGCGTTGTTGAACTGGAACGTGTCGCCAGCGCATCGACTAGGCAAGTCGGTCGGATAGGTCGGTGCGATGATCGCCGAATCCGTCTCCGCTTCCCATTTGCCGCTGAATGTCCAGTTAATCCGCCCGAGGTCGCCTGTCGGCAAATCGATCGAAAACGTACCCATGCAACCCGATAGCTTTCGATACTTGCCATCGACAAAACCGCCGATCGTGATTGTTCGCGGGTCGCTGCTAGTGGTTCCTGGCTTTGCAGTCTTCGGCTTAAACGTGCCTGACGCATTGACCCAACCGCAAGCCGGGAGGAGCACCGTAGCCCACGGCGGAAGCGAGCCGCCTTCGCCGCCCCAGTAGATGTCAGTCGAAAACGTGGCCGTGCCTTGGCGACCCGCTGCGATTGCTGCCAAGTAGTTAAAAGCCCCCTGGCCCTCTCGTTGCGTCATCGAAATGTTGGGCTGAATCAGCAAATCGTAAACGTTGAAAACGCCTTCGCTTGCGGTCAACGTTTCGGCAGTCCCTATGGTTGCTTCGGCCTTGGCGGCGAATACTGTTCGGCGTCTGAGTAGCGACATTGATTAAATTCCTCTTGGCTTGGCTTTGTTAAAGGCTGTTGCAACCCGAAACCGGATTCGTTCTTCCATTTCCTTCTCTAGTCGCTCGTTAATTCGTCGCACTTGTTCAGGCTGGAAGTTCTTGGCAACGTAAACACCCCAGGGCGATGCGGCGTTTAACTTTGTAATTGGTTCTCGAATCTTTCCAGCGTATCTGCCTTTTTTCATTTTTCTTGGCTCGCCTTTTCTCTTAAACACATTGCCTTTCCACTGTGCGTTAAGCAGTCCAGGTATCGGGCCCATGAATGCAGATCTTATAAATGCGTTGCCTTTTGTTTTGCTTATTTTGTATTTAACGCCAAGCTCGTTTTGCTTTGGCTTAAAATGCCGAAGGCTCATTCGGCCCGTTCTAGTCACTCGAACAATTACGCCGGGATTTGTAACTGTCGCTTTTCCAAGCACCTGCAACGCCTTGCCGCCGTATTTGATCGCCTTTTGTGTCGTGTTTAATTCTGTTCCAATATCTTTTGCAATCTGACCAAGAGTTGCTTTTGCTGTTTTGTTTATTACAACCGCAAGCTCTTTGTCTAAGTTTGTCTGTATTCCTTCGATCGCTTTTTTAAGTCGATCAATCTGCTGTCTCTTAATATTAAAAATTATCACGATCGCACGTTGTACGGATTGCCTTCGTCGTGCCTGTAGGTCACAAGCAGCGGCAAGTTAACGCCACCGATTCCTCCGTCCGATACGATCGCGTCAGCAACGTCGAACTCTGCGTTAATGGCGTTACCTCCGAACGTGTGCCACTGGCTTGCGTCGCAAACGGTCTTAACAACGTCTGATTCAAAAATTTCGCAGTATTGATCAATCGGGGTTGTGTCTTTTTCGCTCGGTAGCACATGGCAGCGAATGTCAAACCGTTGCCGATATGCGATTGCTGGAGGATTGCCAGGGCAATCAAGCTCCGACATCCGTTCGCGCTCGCCTTTTACAACAATGATTTGCAAATGCCTCGGCGTGTACTGTGCCAATCGAGTCGGCCTGACCACTTCGTAAACGTAAGTGAAATCGCTATACCCAGCCGCTAACCGATTGAGCCTATCAAAAAGCTCTTCGGTTATTCGCGTTAGCACCGGCAGGGCTGCGGTTATCTGCATTCAAGTACAAGCATTCCGTTATCTTGCGTCGTGATTTTCAATATGGCTCGGCGTTCAGCCGCCTTGCCGTCGCGGGCTGGGAACTCTAACTGATCGCCGCCCGTGTCAATCTCCGTGCTACTGATGCCGTTGGTGGCATCGTTCGCAACGTGTACTTCAAATCGCGGTAGCACGGTCACAACGTCTTCTGCGAAGTTGTCGACCTGTTCGCGAATAATAACCGCCTTGATCGTTCGCGGTGATCTGATTTCCGACCCGTAGAATCGATGTGGGTGATAGGTCACCGATTCGGCGAAATCGTCACTGTTCAGAAAAACCGCGGTTGCGTCGCTTGCGATTGCATCGCGTAAGGTCATCGTTGACTTGTCCGTGCCCGTGCTTTCGGCTGCTCTTGTGTCACCGCTACGGCGATCGGCTCAACACTTAGGCTAACTCGCTGGACCGGCGGCCCGTCGCCCTCGCTGTGTCGCGTCACTCCGTCAACGGCGATCTTTACGCCGGCAACCTCAACGGATTGACCGGCGTTAATTTCTACGCTTTGCATCAGCGCTTCGCCTCGACGCTGACGTAATCGACGTGAACAAAGTCGATGTTGGTATCGGCAGTCTTTTGGATCTGCACATAGGGCTGTAGCGATCCGGTCGCGGCGCTCATGTCGAAGGTCGTGCCGGCAGCAACGCGAATCCCATCGACGTAGAATTTCACGTTTGACTTTCCGCCGGTGAAGTCAATCACGAATCGACGGTAGGTCGTGCTGAGGCTCTGGCCGGTTGCCTTGTCGTCAAGGTCGGTCGTTCCGTCGTCGGTTTCAACGACAAGCGAATTCGACCCGATTAGCCGAAAGCTGGCGTGGTTCGCGATACTGTCAATCGCGTCATTTCGAGCCGATGCCAAACCGAACGCGACCGAAGTTGCCGAGTCCAGGTTAGTGCTTTCCGGCACAACCTTGACGCGGTAGGAAATCGATTGAAGGTTGTCGATGTCGAAACAAAGCTTATCGCCGAATGACAAGCAAACGTTTTGAATTTCGCTTGTGTTGTCGAAACCCAAGCGGATCTCGCCAGTCGCCGAAGGCGTGACAACAGCGTAAACCGGCGTCCCGCTGCTGGAGGTGTCCGCAATCGCCCACGGGCTGCCCTGGCCCGCAGTCGTGAAGGTTTCGCCCCCCACGAAGTCATCTTCCCAAGCCAAAAAATCCTGAATACCTGCCATCGTTTTGATCCTTGTTTGAAATTGAAAAACCAACGGCCGCGGCCACTATTGGCCGCGGCTAAAACTCAAACTCGGATCATGCCGAGTTGCGATACAATC